GTAATCTGTGACATCGAGTGTTTTGAATCTTGCGATTCTAACACAATGGTTCATGAATACCCACTCGCCGCAACTCTCCCTTACGGGAGAAAAGCAGCAAGTCTTTTGAGTATTAACGACCATACCGGCAAGCTCAAGTGTACGTGCTACGCCATCACAGGCCCATAAAGGGACTATGATGTCATCCCCGAAGACTCGCATATCTAAATTCAGATAGCGTGACTGTCTCTCAGGTAAACTATCCCTGAGGACTATCATGGTACCTAGGCTTAAAGCCCAGAATATCAAAGTCTCTAGAGGAAAACAAGTAGCATTACCCATTGTGGCCAAACACCTGGATTTAACAACTCCAGTGGGGGTAATAATCCCCCTTGACCGATAACGAGTCACGAGCTTAAAGACCCACCTCGGAAGTAAGGTACGCGCCAGAACTAAATTAATAGTGTCTGAGGCGTCCTTCAGGTCGATCGTGGCATACCTGTAATCATAACAGGCACTCCGCGATCTCTCCGTGTCGAGAAAGTTGATGGATCTTCTTGTCAGAGCGCATCGCTGTACGAGCCTATAAAGGATATCCATAAGCCCTTGTTGGGCGAACTGGTTTTCCTTTGGCTCTATGCAGATTACCCGAGGACCTCGAAAATCCTTGGGAACCAAGCATAAGCGTGCATAAGGCTGCGTTGGAAGCTTTTGGGTAGTTATCCCATTACAACCGTTCCAGTTAAATAAACTGGTAGGCAGCCCTGGCCATTGATTGAATGACCACTTCTCTGCGCCGACCTCTCTCCCAGCTACAGCACCTGGTCCCTGACGTCCCCATGGCCTTTTAATGTAGGCGATGAGTTCGTCAAGCTCTGGGCACTGCGTAGTAAACACACAACGGAGAAGCCTTCTGGCTTCTACAAGATAATCGTGTATCTCGGACTTGTTTTCAAGATCCCAAATACCCGACATCCTCTCGGCGAAATCTTCAATCGCTTTCCGATTCTTCGCTGTTTGTGCGAAGTCCTGGAATCGATCTGTATCATTTTCGTCGACGTCGGTGAAAACTTCCACCTTAGACCAAGCCATTAAGCACTGTCGGAGATATCTGACAGCGCGTACGGCTTTAAACTCATCAAGGACCGGTAGTTTCTCCCGATCAATTTTGAGTCTTCCGCTACTTCTCTCGAAGTCGCAGAAGTCGTAAAGCGGGGCTCCGTTGTCCCCTATGACCTGAGAAAACAGGGCATATAAGAACTTAGGAAGCCTTGTTCCATGCATGAGTTTCCATCCATCAGGGATTATGAAATCCTGACTGGTAATCAGACTTGTCTCAAAAGCTTTACCTAATTTAGGCAAAGTTTCAAGAAAGAATGAGTATCCCTCTTTCTCTATACGAGTAGAGAGATATTGGTAATCATGCGGAGCAAAGTTGGGAAAATCGTTTGCGATGTCGCAAAACAGAGCACGATAAATCTGGAGCTGAGCGCTATTGCGCGTACACTTGGTACTGGCACACTGCCAGATATCCCAAATACGAGCTTTAGCTTCAGAAGGCGTTAAGGTCTCATATGTTTCCATTACTGGATTCATACGTTTCCACCCTTTCTAAAGTGCCAGTCCCCAACCATATGGTCGGTCGACCAGCTAAGTCGTGGTGCAGCGATATGCTGCACCACATAGCTCAGTACGGGCTTCAGGCTTTCGAAGTGATTAGTACAATCACAACGACAAGAACTAAAGCCGCCGCGATCAACAGTATGTCTGTTCTGTTAAGGAACAAGCGCACCGGCGATCGCCTCTGCGTAAGCGTCAACACTGAGGGCCTGAAAGTGGCAGATAATATCTTCCACCATGGTCCTGGTAATTGCCGCGTCACGCGGTACTGAAATTTCCAACTTCGCCTGCAGCGTCTTCACCTCACCGGTGATGGCGTTTGCAGCAGAATCCTTGAGGGTAACAGACAATTTGTCGTTTCCCCGAGAACCTGGTGCTCCAACTTGGTAGTTGAAGCTAAGCGTTTTTGGAACGGCAAGCTGCCGAGTAGCGTCCAAATAGAGGGCGCCATTAGCAGTTTGTCCGGCGAGCGTTAAAACAACGTTCGCATCGGCCTTTGTTTTGACCGTGATTGAGGAACTGGACATTTTTAGACTCCGGGTTCCGCTAAGGGACTAACTTCGCTGTACTATTAGCGATATCCCCTCAGCGATTTGGGTTTGGTTAAGGTTGCCAAACAAGCCTACGCCTGAGGTGGCGGATGGAAATCCGTCCCACCGTTGGTACTTTTTCTGTACCACCTGGGGACCCAGTGTTAATACTTGAGATGGAGTTTGCCATCCACCAAAGTCAGAGTAATTTTGGGTAGTTACATCAACTTGCCCAAACCACTCGTCTTTGATGGAGTAGCCAACTCGACTCAGATTAGCTGAGTTCCACAGAATTGGACTTTGCGCACATACATCCACGATGTTGGTGAACCAGCCAACAACGAATGAGTACGGCACAATGTCCCAGAGCGCGTCAGAAACCTTGGTAATGCCAAGTCTGTCCATAACCAGAGTCATTCGACTCAAGGCTAGGGCATACTGATCCCTCATGACATCGAGGGAAAACACAGCGGTCCGCTTTACACCTGTAAGGTATGGGTGTATTGTGGCCCAAGCTGCATTGCCATACGTTTGGAAACTGACACTAGGAGGCGTCTCATCTTGCGTCAATCTCGCTGAGATTGACACGGATTTACCCGCAGTTTTCTTGAGATAGTCCATATGGTTGCGAACTTCCTTCCATACACTCTCGATAGAGCGTACGGAACGGTAGAGTTGCTCCCATCCGAACTTATACTCAAGGTAGCTATTGGAAGCGGTCTTACTTAACTCGTGAAGAGTTAGGTGTTCTGCTCCTTTAACCATTTTGGACACGCTCTGGAAGGGCTTTTTAACCATCCTGACGGTTTGTGCAATTTGCACAATATCCACCAGTAGGTTATTGGCCGCAACCATGTGTCCATCTAACTGCTGGCCGACGCTATACACGAGAGATGGCCAATCTGTTGTATCCCATGTAGGGGAAGGTAACTCACCGGGTGTTGACTTCAGGCTCTGAAAACTGATATCATCAGTTGTCAGATTGCCATGGTCATGCCCGTAAGTGTACCAAGTACCCGCATACATGTAACCAACAGGAGTCACCGTTTTTCGCGGCAACTTTGAGCTGGGCAATTGAAATGGCAAATACTTAGTATGAGCTACAGGATTATACCTGTAGTATTCACCTATAGTATCTGTCATCCACTCGCGATTATCGTACGTGAGGTGCGACACCGAGGGCGTAATATCTACCGTCCTATACTGGTAGGTCCAATCGGAGTTTCTGCAAATCTGCAGCCACTTCGCATTTGCGACGCTAGTATAGTCTCGATTGACATACGCACCGCGGATACGACTTCTAGACATACGATCTCCCTAATGAAAGGCAACCACAGTTCCTGAAAACCCCCAAGCATACTGCAAGGGGCAGAAACTGAGAAAGTAGGC